GAAAAGATCCACAAGCGCAATCAATTGCTCAGTTAGAAGAAGCAATCGGTAAAGCAAAAAAATCTGATAATAAATTATTCTGCGAAAGCATCCTTAAAATTAACAAGACACGCATCGATGTTGTAGTTGATGCATGGAAGGGAAGATAATGTTAGAAGAATTAAGAGAAGTAGCAGGAATGGGCGGACCAGCAGCAGCACTAGCAAATGAACTGTTAGTTCTTCGCGAACAGTATGAAGCTGGTGACTTAACTTTAGAAGATTATCAATTCTTGGTTCAGCAAGTAGCAGAAGTAAAAGCTGCTCAAGAGTTATCAACTGACGAACAAGCATTTCGTTATATCGTCTCTGCAGCAACTGCGATATCAATGGTGGTATGATGAAATACCGCACGATTTTCATAAGTGATGTACACTTAGGAACTCGTGATTGCCAAGCTGATAAGTTAAATAATTTTCTAAAACATAACACCTGTGAGACTCTATATCTCGTTGGTGATATAATTGATGCTTGGAAAATCCAGCAGAATAAGTGGAGATGGAAACAATCACATACTAATGTGGTTCGTCGCATTCTTGGTCATGCCAAGCGAGGAACAAGAGTTGTTTATGTTGCAGGAAATCATGATGAATTCTTAAGACCAATGATCCCTTACGGATTTTCTTTTGGTCTGATTGAAATACAAAATCAAACAGAACATATCGGAGCAGATGGTAAACACTATCTAATAACGCATGGCGATTTGTTTGATGGAATTACAAGACTTGCTCCATGGCTGGCATTTCTTGGTGATAAATTATATGACTTAGTCCTTGACTGGAACAGCAGATTTAATTGGATGCGTCATAAATTTGGATTCGGTTACTGGTCGTTATCTAAATATCTAAAACATAAAGTAAAGAAAGCATCTGACTTTATGTTTCAGTTTGAAACTAACATAGCAAAATATTGTAAGAAGCGTGGGTTTGATGGAGTCATTTGTGGACATATCCACCATGCTGAGATTAAAGAAATAGATGGCATCATTTATATGAATGATGGTGATTGGGTTGAATCTTGTACTGCTCTCGTTGAACATCATGATGGAAAATGGGAGATAGTAACATGGACAAAGGAGAACGATAATGAAAGTTCAGAAAATAATAAAGAAAATGTATCAAGCGTGTATCAATCATGATGTAGTAAAAGAAAAGAAATTATGGTTGAAAGCATTAAAGAAGTCACTAAAGCATAAGCATACTCAAGTAATTAAATGACAAAAAAGATTTTAATTGTAACAGATAATCTACCCGATCAAATAAATGGTGTCGTTACGACCTACAAAAATATTGAAGCATGTGCGGTTCGGGATGGTTATACTGTTGATTATCTTGATCCCAGCAGGTTCCGTTATGTTGATTGCCCTCGCTACAACGAAGTCAAGATTACCTTTCCGTGGGCAGTGGGCAAGAAGATTAAGGCGATCAATCCAGATTATATCCACATCGCCACAGAAGGTCCTCTGGGTTTGTGGGCTAGAGCATATCTTTCAAAATGTAATATTAGGCACAATACTGCTTATCATACTAAGTTTCCTGAAGGACTTAAAACCCTTTTTGGGATTCCTGAATTTATAACATGGCGATTTGTTAAATGGTTTCATAAACACAGTGGTAAAGTTTTAACCACTACTGATACTATGGTAAAAGATTTAAAAGACCATGGGTTTGATGGAGATGTTGTTCCTTGGACTCGTGGTGTTGATAGAGAAATATTTAATCCATCATATCGTGGCGAAACAGTAGCTGGTAAACCTATACTTGTTTGCGTTGCCCGTGTTAGTAAAGAAAAGAATCTTGAGAAATTCTTTGAAATGGAATATCCAGGAGCCACTAAGATTATGGTTGGTGATGGTCCAATGCTCGAAACATACAAGAAACAATATCCAGAGGTAATCTTCACTGGGTTTAAAACAGGCAAAGCGTTGGCTCAGTACTATGCGAATGCTGATGTGTTTGTATTTCCTAGTCAATGGGAAACATTTGGCATTGTAATGATCGAAGCGATGGCTTGTGGTACTCCAGTTGCAGCATTCCCATGCGATGGACCAAAGGATGTTATTGATGATGGTGTTACTGGATATATGGATGAAAATTTAGCAGATGCAGTTTTTATGTGTATGCAATTAGACAGAGAGAAAGTGTTAGAAGGTAGTCAGCGTTGGACATGGGACAATGCTTGGAAAATCTTTAAAGAAAATCTAACATGAAACGCATATCTTTGTTTATGCGCCATCCAGAGTGTTCCGAGGATTGTGCATATGCAATGGTGCATGCGTTATCTTCTGAGTATCAGATAAGAATATTCGAAGAGAAGGAGTTAGATGATGATAATTTCTTTCACAATCTTGATGTTATTGCTTTTCCTGGCGGGATTGGGGATAGCGACTCATATCCTAATTTCTTCACTAGAACCAGATCGAATCGAGTCGCCAGATTTTTGGAGAGTGGTGGCCATTACCTTGGCATTTGCATGGGTGCTTATTGGGCTGGAAAGCGTTACTTCGATATACTTGATGATGTCAATCCTGTTCAATATATAAAGCAATCAAATGCTGACATAAAAAGAAGCTACGGAACAGTAGCTTCAGTAACATGGAACAATCAACAAGAAGATATGTACTTCTATGATGGTTGTGCACTAATCGGTGATGAAGAAAAATTTAAAGTAATTGCTCGCTACGCAAACAATGATCCTATGGCAATCATACAAGGTAGGATAGGATTAATTGGCTGTCATCCTGAAGCACCTGAGTACTGGTTTCAGAAACCATGGCAATACATACATAAATACTATAATGGTGGTCGACACCATGACTTACTGTTGAATTTTGTAAATGAACTTACGGAGAATTAAATGAATAAACCTGACAAGAATTTTAAATTAAGCAAAACTGCAAAGCGTATGGCTGCAAGTTTTGTTGACCCACATGTCCGTGGAGCATTCTTGCGTCTTATGGTAGATGCTGAGATGGAGTCTAAAAAGGCACCACCAAGACACGAAAAAGGATCAAAAAGGGATACCCCTACAGAGTAAAGGGTTATCTATCATCCTGCAAGCCCCACCCAGCGTGGGGCATTTTTTTGCTTGCTATTAATTCATAAATGCGGTATAATTATTCTATCGACTTGAAAAAGTAAGGAATTTTTATGCAAATGCTTCATACAAATTTAGGAAAATCAAAAAAGCGTAAGCCAGATGCCAAAGCACGCAAGTTGCGTGAGGACTGGGAAAACATGTTAAAGAAGTATGCCACAAAGACTTCGACTGCTCCACAAAAGCACCAGAAACTCAGTGAGTCAGACTTCCTCGGGAAACCTGCTTGTCGTGAGACACCTAAGATTCCGAGTCTTCCTTTTACTGGCGCACCATGTTTCAAAAAGCCAAACCCTGTTTATACAGGTACAAAGGTAAAAGGTATCGGTACCATGCATAAAAGCAATGCCGTTCCAATTTTTAGTGATGAAGAAGCAGTTGCGATTGCGACAATGAGAAGGGGTTAATGTGAATCTAAACAAATTTTTTAATGAGTTGGCTGCGGATAATTCTCGCAACTTTAAACTTGACACACTGAAAACAAATGTCAACGATGTTGTTCTGCGTCAAGTTATTTCTTTGGCGTTAGATCCCTTCACGAATTTTTATCAGCGTAAGATTCCTGCATATAAACCAAATCATACAAGCGTAAATCTTAATTTGAAAGATGCGTTTCCGTATCTCTATCAGTTGTGTAATCGTTTGGTCACTGGCAATGCTGCCATTGATAAGCTGACCGAAGTGCTTGAGTTGGTTTCAGCTGATGACGCAAAGGTGCTTGAGCGTATCATTAAGAAAGATTTGATGTGTGGTGTTTCTATCTCGACAGCGAATGCTGTTTGGCCAGGACTCATCAAAGAATATCCTGTTATGTTGTGTTCAGGATACGAGCAGAAGTTGGTTGATAAAATCAAATTCCCTGCCTATGCGCAGTTGAAGATGGATGGTATGAGATTTAATGCTATCGTCAAAAACGAAACTTGTGAATTCCGCAGTCGTAATGGTAAAGAAATCTTGTTAGATACAGACTTGAAAGATCAGTTTATTGCCATTGCTGCTGGATCAGACATGGTATTTGATGGTGAGTTAATGGTAATGGATCCTGATGGTTGTCAATTTATGGATCGTCAAACAGGTAATGGAATTTTAAACAAGGCTGTTAAGGGAACTATCTCAGCGAAAGAAGCAGACATGGTTCATGCTTCAGTATGGGATGCTGTTCCCTATGTTTTGTTTGAAGATTCATACTGCGATACACCCTACTCTCGTAGGTTTTCTAAATTGAAAGCAATTCTAGATGTTGTTCCATTTAAAACCGAAAAGAAAATCTGGATAGTTACCAGTGATGTTGTAAATACGCTTGAAGAAGCAACAGAAATTTTTGAGGGATATCTTGCGCAGGGTTTAGAAGGTATTATCTTGAAAGATGGCTCAGGTGTTTGGGAAGATAAACGAGCAAAACACCAAATTAAGTTCAAAGGCGAACTCGAATGTGATTTGAAAATTGTTGGAACTGAGCCACACAAAAAGAAACCTGATTGGCTGGGTGCAATAATATGTGAGTCTGCCGATGGTATCGTTAAAGTTAATGTAGGAAGTGGATTCAATGACACGCATCGCAAATCGTATAAAGAGAAAAATCTTCTTGGGAAGATTGTCGCTATCAAATACAATGCTAGGATTAAAAATAAAACTGGCGAAGAAAGTTTGTTCCTCCCAGTATTTGTCGAACTACGGGAAGACAAAGATCGTGCGGATAATTCTAAGGAAATAAAATGAACACATTGTTTGATGATGAAGTTGTAGAATTAACAGATAGACAGCTGTATAAGCGTGATCATAATGCACAACGAAGATCTTCTTACTATGTTGGAGCATTCCCCAGTGCTGATGAGATTGAAAGGTTTTTCTCACAAGAAAGATTGCCTTCTATGAAAAGTTCTGCGAAACAGCGTAGAAAGGGTGAGGGTATTGAGTTTGATCTTGAAGCAAAAATGATTAGAAATCTTTGGATAATTCAAAAAGGATTATGTGCTTATACAAAACAACCCATGACATTATTTCAAAACGACGAAAACAATGTTCCTTGTAAAACAAATGTATCAGTTGATCGTATAGATTCTTCAAAGGGTTATGTATATGATAACATTGTTCTTTGTCGTACAGATGTTAATATTAGTAAGGGTGAGTGGACAAGAAATGAGTTTCTAATGAACGCAAGAGTTTTGTTGGAGAATGAGCATTTTGTTGAAGAGATAAAACTGATGAAAGAAAATGCAAAACCAAAAGGACTTGACCTATTATTTGCAAACTGATTTGACGAAAATTCAAACTTCAAGTATAATAGTTCTATAGATTAATTAAAAGGAAATGCTATGCCAAACTGGTGTGATAATTCTGTGACGATTACTGCCGATAAAGAGAAGATCGATGTTATCGAAGCTGCTCTAAACTCTGACTCGAAACAATTGTTTAATGCTATTCGCCCAAATCCTAGTGGTGAGTGGCAATATGAATGGTCGGTTAATAATTGGGGCACCAAATGGGATGCATCGGTTCATGACTGGAATCGTGAAGACGATAACACTATTTGGATTTCCTTTGACTCTGCTTGGGCACCTCCTACAATTTTGTATGAATTCATGGTTGAAGAAGGTGGCTATGATGTTAGAGCATACTACTGGGAAAGTGGTATGGGATTCGTTGGTAAATTCGAAGATGGCTACGATGACTATTATGACTATGACATCAGCGATCGCGAAAGCATCGAATCGTTGCCTGAAGATGTTGTTGACTATGCAGATCTAATGACATGGCATGAAGAGTGGGTTGAAGAAAACAAGGATGAAGTATGAAAGTAGTAATTAATAGATGTTTTGGTGGATTCGGTATCTCAAATATCGCATTCGAGAAATTGCTTGAACGCAAGGGTATTGCATTTGATAAAGTGCCAGCCAAGTATCCAATTCGTGGAAATGATTCAGACTACTACAAAGCAGGTAGTCCACAATCTGATGCGACATACCTAAGTGAGTATGAGTTCTATGAACAGCGCAATGATCCAGATTTGATTGCTGTGATTGAAGAGTTGGGCAAAGACTCATGGGGTTGGGCATCAGAACTAGCAATCTTGGATATTCCAGATGATGTCAAATGGCACATCCATGAGTACGATGGACTTGAACATGTAGCTGAAGATCATAGGACTTGGTCATGAGAAAAGAATTAGATGAAGCACTCTGTGCAAAGTATCCGCTGATCTTTAAAGATCGTAATGAGAACATGCAGAACACAGCTATGTGTTGGGGATTCTCACATGGTGATGGCTGGTATAATATTATTGATACTCTTTGTGGTTTATTGACTTCTGAATATCGTGGAGCAAAAAGTCGTTACGACCATCTTGTAGAAGTTGGTGTTGGTAATGTTCTTTATGGAACAAAAACAGTAACACAAGAATCTATTGATACAGCCAAAACTAAACTCGATGAAGAAACATTGAAAGTTCCAGTTGCTGTTCAAGTAAAAGAGAAATTCGGTGGACTTCGATTCTATGTTCAAGCTGCAACTGATAAACACTACAGCTACATTAGTTTTGCAGAGTCAATGAGTTATCGTACTTGTGAACAGTGTGGTTCTCCAGGAAAAACATATACTGATGGTTGGCATACAACTCTGTGTGATATTCACGCAGCAATGATGGGTAAAGAAGAACAGTACGAATCTGATGAAGGGGATGAAGATGTTGTATAGTAAAGACCAATTACC